TTTGAGAATGATTTGAATCTCGAATTGCCAGCATCGATCAAAAAGGAAAATAAAAATGACAACAGTGTCACTCTTTGTCTTTCGAAAAGTAATAATAACGACATTATTCTTGGGGCTGATTTAGAGATAAGCTCCGACATAAATAAGGGTTGGGGTGCTTTGTCAGCAACTCAATTGGCACCGAAAAATTCAGCATCAATTTTCAAAATAGCTCACCACGGCTCGCAAAATGGTTTTTGTCCTATGGCGTGGGAAAAGTTAGTAGTTCAGCACAAAAAACCGATTGGAATATTGACTCCTTATAACTCGAGTAGTTTACCTCGATTTGCGCAAGTAAAGAGGTTGCAGGAGGTTACTTCTGCTCTATATAGCACGTCGCCGGTAAAAGAATATCCAATAGCTGCAGACACGCAGAAAATTCTTTCGATGAAAGGCGTAAAGTCTATTACTCAAGTTAATCCTAATTTTGGGTACATTGAACTGACCGAATCACAAAGCGGCGATACTTATTGGTATGACGTCAACACTGCTGGTGCTGCAGTTAAGTTAGCTTAATGGTAGTGGTTTTTAAATGCATTGTTACTGCATTTTTTTGCGTTAGATCTTGAGAGTTAAAATAATGACGGCAGGCCTCTACTCATCAGGGTTAGTTTGCCTCATGCAACTGCATTAAAACCGATCCATGAAGCGGGCAGGCGTGGCGGGGATAGCATTGCGCGCAGGCACGTATTTAATTATCAGAATTGACGGCGTCAGCGCGTCGTGATGGCGTCGGGGTTCTTTGTTTTGATTCGCGAGTGAGGGTGTGCGTGCTCGTCGTGGTGGGCGTCTGGGGCGCTTACAGGCAGGTACGAAAAAGCCGCCAATCAGGCGGCCGGTTTATCATTCGTCGTCGTTTTCGAGGGTGTATTTTTTAAAGCGGATGACCTCCTCGCCGATCCAATCATTCACCTCAGTGATGCGCTGTTGTAGCGGTGTCAGCTCGTTGCGCACAAACACCCGCGCAGCTTTCTCCACGTCACCCACTGAGCCGACGTTTTCCGGTTTGCCCCCCATCAGTTGATAGGGGATGCGATGGGCGTCCAGTAGGTCGGCGGCGCTGACCTTTTTAATGTTAAAGAAATCGTCCTTCGTCGCCACCTCGCTGAGCGGCACAATCTTGATACCGTCAGGTTTTCCGTTCGGCGCGTAGAAAAACAGGTTTTTAAAATTCCCCATGCCTTTCGAGTCGCTCATCGCATCGCGCAGCGCTTCCACGTCGGTATTGTTCTGCGCAGCGTCCGTCACGTACATGATATAGCCCGCGTGTGCGCCGTTTTGGTAATACTTGCGGCGGAACAGGGTAGCGGACTCATTCAGCCAGGCTGAATTGAGCGCCGACAGATATTCCGGCATTCCATACAGCTCTTGGTTGATATCCGGCTCCAACAGATGGAAAACGCTGTTAGCGGCGAACGGGTGCGGCTCAACGAAGGATTGCACAAACCAATAAACGCCGGGTTCAACACCGCGCCGGGTATATTTGGCCGGGGAGGTTTCCAGCTTCAACAGCTTGCCGCTGACGCTCTGCCGCTTTTCCAAAAAGGCGTTGCCGAACACCAAATAATCCAGCACAAACCGGCTGAAATCCTGCTGTGAAAGTAGGGGGTGCGTGATGTAGGTACTCGCTAAAATGTTGCGCTTAACATAAATCGGCGAGCTATGGTGAACGGCGGCGCGCAGGCTTTTCGCCAGCCCGGAGAAGCTGATAGGCGGTTCAATCCATTTGCCGTTACCCACGCACTCGGTGTAGTCCAGAATTTCGCGCCGATCCAGAACGGCCGACGGCTCGCCAAAGGTAAACGCCTGCATTTTCTGGTCAGGTTCTTTGACGGCCAGATTCTCTTTTGCCTTGTTGCGGTTGCGTTTGCTCATCGGTTGAAGTCCAGAATAGATTTAGATGGCTGGCCGTTGGCGGCGGTCAGAGGTTCATTTAACAAGGCGTGCATCGTGGCCCATGCGACGTCGGCGTGACTGGCTTCCTCGCTGCGGCTTGCCTCGTAGGTCATGCCTCGGCCGCTGGCAGTCATGGTTTTACGGATGGCCATAAACGATTTGGTGACGTCGGTGTAGGCAGTGTCGTATTCCAGCCGGCCGCTGCCGATAGTGTCTTTTGCCTTGAGCACCATGGCGGTTTTTACCTCGGCGCTGTAGCGGATTTCGCGAGCGGCCGGATAGAAGGTGCGCACCAACTGGAAAACGCCTTGCCCGATGCCGGTGGCGTCGATGCCGATATATTCCACGTTGTATTTCGCGGTCAGTTTGCGGATGGATTCGGCCTGTGTAGCGAAGTCCATGCCTTTCCACTGGTGGCGCTCCAGTATGCGGAATTTGCCGCCAGTCACCATTGGCGGAGCCAGTACCACGCAACCGGCGCTGTCACCGGAGTGCGCCGGGTCATAACCAATCCACACCGGCCGGTCACCGAATGGCCGGTCAGCGTAGGGGTTGACGTCCGTCCACTCAACCAGACTGTCGACCATGCAGCCCTGCAATTCCTCGAATGGGAACACTGACGAGCTATCGTCGACAAATTCACACATGAACAGGTTGCGGAAATCCTCAGCGCTGTTCTCGCGTTTCAGCACGTCGAGGTCAAACAGGTTACAGCCACCGCGCAGGGCATCTTCAATGGTGACGATTTGCCGCCACTGGCCGTCATCGCACAGCTTACCGGCCGCTAACGCGCTGTGGCTGATATCGATCTCCACATGCTCGCTGGCGTTTTTGCGGCCCTTGTTGAACAGCTCGCCAGACCAGAACGGAAACGCGCCATGCCCCAGCGTTGACGGGGTGGAAAAGTAGGTCGACCGCAGGTGCTTTTGTGAGGCCATGCCGGAGGCGACTTTGCGTAGTTTCTGGAAGTTGGGGATCCAGAAAATCTCATCGACCAGCAGGTCGCCGTTATGGCTTTGTGCGGTGTTGGAATTGGTGCCGAGAAAAATCAGTTTCGCGCCGTTGTTGCCGAGCACAATCGGGTCACCGGTCAGTTCAACGTCAACCCGCCGGGCAAACTGAATAATGTACTCGCGGAATACATACGCCTGCGTTTTGCTTGCTGACAGGAATATCTGGTTATGGCCGGTTTTAAGCGCGTGCAGCAGTGACTCGCGGGAAAAATAGAAGGTCGCCCCAATCTGGCGCGATTTCAGAATATCGCGGATGCGGTGGGCCAGTCCGGCCTTGTGCCAGCCGAGCTGATAATCGAAAGACTCGTCATAAAAAATCTCTTCCAGCTTCGCAATAGCCTCGTCACTGAAATAGTTCTTTGTCGGCTTTTTTCGCTCGCCTTTGTTGCGGTTGGCGACGTTGGGATTAAGGTCGGCCTCATTGCCGGAATTCATGTAGCGGCTGACGCGCGCGAGGCGCTCAATCTGGCGGCCTAACAGGTCAATTTCTTTGTAGTCGCTGCCCTCTTTTTTTGTCTTGAGAACGAGCTGCACCATTCGTGCCTCGATGCTGGATTCAACACGCGAAATCGGCGCGATATCGTCCCATTTTTCCCGCTGTTTCCAGCTCTGCACCGTGGGTGCTTTCTGCTTCAACATTTCGGCGATTTGCTTCACGGAGAAACCTTGCCAGTAAAGCAACGCAGCCTGTCGGCGCGGGTCGCTGAGTAACGAGGTGTCGGTCTGGATTTGCATGATATGCCCTCATGTGGATGACGAGGGCAAGGCTACGCAAGCCACGGCGGCCGCGCGCTAAGGTGCTGTTGTCTGGGGGATAGTCCATCGCGAGTCGCTGGTCGTGAGGGTGGTCAGTCGGGAAACTAGCCCCGACCCTAACCACTCAGGACGATGACACATGGCAAAGAAAGTTTCGAAATGGTTCCGCATCGGTGTCGAGGGTGACACCTGTGACGGCCGCGTGATTGACGGTAACGATATTCAGGAAATGGCGGGTGCTTTCGACCCCCGCGTCTACGGCTGTCGCATCAATCTGGAACACATCAAAGGGCTGTTTCCCAACGGGGATTTTAAACGTCTCGGCGACGTGGTCGAGCTGAAAGCCGAGACGATTGATGACGATTCCATCCTCAATGGTAAGTGGGCGCTGTTCGCCAAAATGACCCCGACAGACGAGCTGGTCGGCATGGTCAAGGCCAGCCAGAAAGTTTACACCTCCATGGAAATCCGCCCGAACTTTGCCAATACCGGCAAATGCTACCTCGTCGGTCTGGCGGTCACTGATGACCCTGCCAGCCTCGGCACTGAATACCTCGAATTCTGTTCCCTCGCCAAAACTAACCCGCTGGCCGGTAAAAAAGCCGAGCCGGGTGATGTGTTCTCGGTGGCGACTGAGGTGCTACTGGAGTTTGAGGAGCTGCCTGACAGCCTGCTGACCAATCTGACCGACCGTGTGAAAGGCATGTTCAGCCGCAAACAAGTCAGCGATGACGCGCGATTCAGTGATGTGCATGACGCGGTCACCGTCATCGCCGAGCAGGTGCAAACCAACGGCGACAGCGCCGAAACGCGCTTTGCCCAGCTTGAGCGGGAAATCGCGGGGTTGAAAGGGGATGTAACGGCCGGTCAGGAGCAACTTTCCGAGCTACAAACCACCCTCGACACCACCGAGAACCTGAGTCAGCAGCGCCGCCCGAAAGCCTCCGGCGGCAATGGTGAAGACAGCCTGTTGACCAACTGCTGATAACAGCCAGAGCGGGGCGCGCGGCGCGCCGCTGTGAAGTAACCCGAATTCATCGAATCAGGAAAATGCAATGAAGACAAAGACCCGCTTTCAATTTAACGCCTATCTGAAACAGGTTGCCAAGCTAAACGGCATCACGGATGTTGCCGACGTCGGCAAAAAATTCAGCGTAGAGCCGTCAGTGACGCAATCGCTGATGAATATTGTACAGGAGTCCTCCGAGTTCCTGACCCGCATCAATATGACCCCGGTTGCCGAGCTGAAGGGCGAGAAGGTCGGCGTGGGTGTTAACGGTTCGATTGCCAGCACCACCGACACCGACGGCGGCAAAGAGCGTCAGACCGCTGATTTCACCTCGCTGGAGTCCAATAAATACGAGTGCCAGCAGGTGAACTTTGATTTCCATCTGCGCTATAACCAGCTCGATTTATGGGCGCGTTATCAGGATTTCCAGTTGCGCATTCGCAACGCCATCGCCAAGCGTCAGGCGCTGGATTTCATCATGGCGGGGTTCAATGGCACCAGCCGCGCGGCGACCTCTGACCGTGCCAAAAACCCGATGTTGCAGGATGTGGCGGTAGGCTGGTTGCAGAAATACCGCAACGAAGCTCCATCGCGCGTGATGAGCAATATCACCGGCGAAGATGGTGCGGTAATTTCGACGGTCATTCGCATTGGCAAGGGCGGCGATTATGCCAACCTCGACGCGGTGGTGATGGACGCGACCAACAACCTGATTGCGCCATGGCATCAGGAGTCGCCTGACCTAGTGGTGATTTGTGGCCGTAAACTGCTGGCCGACAAATACTTCCCGTTGGTTAACCAAGCTCAACCCAACACTGAGGCACTGGCCGCCGACGTGATTGTCAGTCAAAAGCGTATCGGTAACCTGCCTGCGGTGCGCGTGCCGTTCTTCCCGGCTAACGCCATCTTTATCACCACGCTCGCCAATCTGTCGATTTACATCATGGATGACAGTCACCGTCGTCACATTGAAGAGAACGCCAAGCGTGACCGCGTCGAGAACTACGAGTCGATGAAAATTGACTATGTGGTCGAAGACTATCCGGCCGGTTGCCTGATTGAGAACATCGAGCTGCTGCCCGCACCGACGGAAAAATCGTCCGAGCGGGTATCGAATGTGATCCAGCAATCATCCGGCGCGGATATCACTGCATTGGCTGACGCTATCGTGTTGGCGGTCAGCAAGGGAGCGGCCGCGCAACCTGCGCCAGCCGATGACGAAACTACAGAAACCAAAGGCGAAGAGTAACCATGACGAGTCCCGCACAGCGTCACATGATGCGGGTCTCGGCCGTGGAGGCTGCGCAGCGGGTGGATAACCCGCTGCGTCATGCCACCGCCTACGAGCAAATGCTCGTCAAGCTGGCCGCAGACCGCACCAAGCTGAAACTTATCCATTCTGTCGAGAGAAAGGCCGACCACAAGCGCGCCATGTTGCCGTTATACGCGCCATGGGTGGCCGGTGTATTGGCCGAAGGTCGGGGCGCGCAGGATGACATTCTGATGACGGTCATGCAGTGGAAACTCGACGCCGATGATATTCCCGGCGCGCTGGACATTGCGCCCTATGCCCTGAAATACCGCCTCAAAGTGCCGAACAACAAACGCCCGGTCGCGTATTTGTTTGCCGAAGAGGTGGCACTGTCGGCAGAACGCAGCCGTAAGGCAGGTAACCCGGCCAGCATTGATGACCTGCGTATCGCCATTGAGATGACCGCCGCCGAGGATATGCCTGACATGGTCAAGGCCAAGCTCTACAAGGTGGCCGGTCTTATGTTGAGCGACAGCGGTGACCCAGCGCAGGCGCTGGAGTACCTCGTCCGCGCAATGCAGCTCGACAGCAATGCCGGGGTAAAAAAAGAGATCCAGAAATGCGAGAGCGCCCTCAAACCGAAGACCGCGCCCGCCGCCAAAAGAACAACCACGCGCACGCGTAAGGCCGCCGCCACTCCGGCCAAGCGCGGACGCCCACGCAAGCCGGTTAAAAAAACCGGCGGTTAACAGAACGCACCCCGTGCCGGGCGGCACGATGGCCGCGAGTGTCTTTTGACTTATCAACGCCATCGTCCACCGCCCACCTATTTGAGGTTGTCATGACGACAGTGATTATGCGTAACCCGGTCGATCCGCCGGACGAGCCAACGGCCATTATCCCGCAACCGGATACGCCAGAGCCGGTGATTAAAAACACGTTCTTTTTCCCGGACGTTGACCCGAAGCGCATCCGCGAATTGATGCGGCTGGAGTACACGGTCACGTCTGAGCGCCTGCGCTTTGCCATTCGCAGCGGTATCGCGGAGGCGAATGCGGAGCTGTATCTCTATCGCGAGAAGCAAATCGCGGCCGGGTTCAAGACGCTGGCCGACGTTCCTGCCGATGAAATCGACGGCGAAAGCGAGAAGTGTTTTCACTACCTAAGCGCAGTCTGTGCCATGACCACGGCAACGTTGTACGAACGTTATCGGGGCGCGGATGCCAGCGCCAAGGGCGACAAAAAAGCCGACAGCGTCGAGGTGTCCATTGATGAGCACTGGCGGGATATGCGCTGGTCAATCGCCCGGTTGCAGGGCAAGCCGCGCTGTATTGTCGGGCAAATCTGATGAACGTCATTGCGCTTCAAGGGGACACGCTAGACGCGCTGTGTTATCGCGCCTACGGCCGCACCGAGGGCGTGGTCGAGGCGGTGTTGCGGGCTAATCCGGGGCTGGCTGAGTTGGGTGTCACCTTGCCACATGGCTCGGTGGTCACGCTGCCAGTGATTGACACTGCTCCGGCATCCGAAACCGTTCAGCTATGGGATTAACCATGGAGAAAGTGACCTCGTTTATTGCCTACGCCGTCGCGGTGCTGCTGGCGTGGGCTGGGAAGTATTCCGCGCAGGATATCGCGCTGATTGTCGGCACGGTGGTCGGCGTCGGTACTTTTTTTACTAACTGGTATTACCGCCGAAAAAGCTATTTGCTGCTGAAAAATGTCGGCATCCCCCGGGAGGTTTTCGATGAAATCAATCGTTAAACGCTGCAGCGTCGCCGTCGTGCTGGCACTGGCGGCTCTGCTGCCGGACTTTACCCGGCTGCATACGTCGATGGCGGGCCTTGAGCTGATAGCCAATCTGGAAGGGTGTCGTCTGAGCCCGTACCAGTGCAGTGCGGGCGTCTGGACAAGTGGCATTGGTCACACGGCCGGGGTTAACCCAGGGCGACCTATTACCGAGCGGGAGGCGGCGGTCAATCTGGTGGCCGACGTCATGCAGGTTGAGAAGCGGCTCGCGCAGTGTATTCCGGTAACCATGCCGCAACCGGTCTATGACGCCGTGGTCAGCTTTGCGTTTAACGTCGGTACCGGCGCGGCCTGTTCGTCGACGCTGGCGCATTTCATCAATAAAAAACAGTGGTCGGCCGCGTGTAATCAGTTGCCCCGCTGGGTGTTTGTCAACGGCGTCAGGTCTGCCGGACTGGAGAACCGCCGGGGGCGTGAGTTGGTGTTATGCATGACGGGGGCAGAATGAAGACATTGGCCGCTTTCCTTGCGTTGGCGATGGCCGTGGCGGGCTGGGTGAAATGGGACAACCTCCGGTTGACCCGTTCGCTGAATATGGCTAATCAGACCATCAGCACACAAAAAAATGACCTTGCCGGGGTGCGATTTCAATTGAGTGAGGCGCAGGCCAGCGCCCGACGCAATGAGCGAGAGCAGGTCATTCTACGTCAGCGCATCGCTGCCGCTGACCAGTTGGCAAGTCGCCGAAACCACACCATTACGAGGCTGCTCAATGAAAGCGACACCCTGCGCCGTTGGTATCAGTCTGCTTTGCCTGATGATGTTATCGGGCTGCACACCCGCCCCGACTTTGCCACCCCCGACGATTATTTACGCTGGCTGTCCGAGGGTCAGCAGTTGCCCGCTGCCCGGCAGTAACCCGAAAACCAACGGTGATTTAAGCGCGGATATTTTCAATCTTGAGCGTGCGCTGGTGAGCTGCGCGCTACAGGTGGAGACCGTGAAAAAATGTCAGGAGGAACACGATGTTAAAGCCGAAAAGTCTGCGCAAGGCGCTCTATGATGCAGTGCCGAAACTCAAGGCGAACCCGGATATGCTGCGCATTTTTATCGATAGCGGTGTCATCGGTGCAACGCTGGCCGCGTCCCTGTCCTTTGAAAATCGTTACACGCTCAACGTCATGGTTACCGATTACCCGGATGACATTGATTTTCTGCTGGTGCCCATCGGAGCATGGTTGCGGGAGAATCAGCCCGATATCATGACCACGGACGAGGGTAAGAAAAAGGGCTTTACCTACGAGGTCGATATTAACAGCGACGACAGCATTGATGTCAGTTTCTACCTGAAACTGACCGAGCGTACGCTGGTGAAAGAAGTTGACCGGGCGCTGCACGTCTCACACGCGCCGGAGCCACCCTTGCCGATACCGGTGGAAAGGCCGACGCAGCTTTATGTTAACGGTGAGTTGGTGAGTGAATGGGATGAATGAATTAAAACCCTTTGATGACAAGCTCGCCGGGCTGATTGCCGCTTTGTCTGCCTCCAGCCGTCGCCAGATGGCCACTGAGATTGCGAAGCGTCTGCGCACCAGTCAGCAGGGCCGGATTAAACGCCAACAGGCACCGGACGGCGCGCCCTATGCCGACCGGAAACGACAGCCGATCCGCAGCAAAAAAGGGCGGGTTAAGCGGCAGATGTTTGCCAAGCTGCGCACCAATCGCTATATGAAAGCCAAAGGGTCGGCTGATGAAGCGCTGGTCGAGTTTGCGGGCCGCGTGCAGCGTATCGCGCGCGTGCATCAGGAGGGGTTACGTGACCGCCCGAACCGCCATAGCCGGGACGTGCAATATGATGCGCGGCCGTTATTGGGATTTGAACCCGAAGCCAGGGAAATTATTCGAAAGGTCATGTGTTCGTATATTGTGAAATGATTTAATATAAACATATTACGGTATTCCTTAATGGGGGTGCCGATTAATAAGATCGACAATTAGTGGTGCTAGGATTGATGAGCAAAATTTAATTGTCATTTCTTCTTTGTTGTTTGGTACTATTCTAAATGCATGATCTAATTGATCGCCGTGTAATGATTTGTTCCTTAGGTAATACATGTAGTGCTTGGTTAATGTTGCCACGACATCTATGTTTTCAAAATTCACTCCTGATGCTAAATTATTGTTTATTGTAAGTAGTGTTTGGTTATATAGGGCTGTGTTAGTCCAAAAGTTATTTTTAAAGTTTATGGTGCTTTGAGCTATTTCTGCTAGTCTTGAGTCGGATTTTGCAACTAAAAAATCGGCAAAACATTGCTCTGAGTTTGCTTTGTTACTTCCAAACTTAGTCTCTAGCATTTTATACCATTGTGTTTTACTCAGTATGTCCGCCGCAGAATAGTTAGAAACTGCTAGTTTTGATAACGGAAATTCTGCTGGGTTGTTTGACATTAAATTTTCCATATCATCTAAACACTGACGATCCGTCCTGCCTTGGCTTTCAATTCGGTATGTTGCGTTGTATGCTTTCCATAATTTTTCAAATGAATCATATTCATTGTCAGTGCAAAATGATCTTATTAAATTACTTATGGCATAGAAATATTTCGTGCCTGCTGTCTTGCTGCTGAAAATCAACTCAATTTTAGATGTTGACACTTTCGAAAGTAATGACGTTTCTTTTGTGGGGGTGAGGTTATTTAACTCTTCTTTTCTAAGTAACTTTGAGCGACTCCCATCCTTGTCAAAACATTCAATTTTATTTATGGCTATAATTTCACCGTAAGTTATAAAGGCGTAAGTAAGTGACTTTATTATTTGATAAAATACTTCACTGTTGGTATTGGTGAGTATTTCATCAAAGTTTGGTTTTTTAGAGCGAGAACCCTGTATAGTTAACACATTTTTTGAAATGATTAGTGTATCTGTGTGCTTTTGTGAAAACTTATAACTTAACTGATGTGAACTAAACTTTGACTCGGTACTTGTGGTTTGCTTTAGAGTTATTACAATCTTAAATTCATTTCTTTTAGTTGGCGTAATCATTTTTTTTCTCGATATATTGGGGGTTGTTCGTTTTTTATTAATCTAATGTCGTTTCTCTTTTAATTGCTTTTATTTTTGTGGGTGACGATTTTTCTCCGAACTCTGTTTTTGTGTGTTTTGTCATTTTGCATATAAAGATAAGTGTAAGTGTGCATACTAATATCTCAATTATTGTAATTGTTAACTCTTTTTTTGATGTCGTGCTGGCTAATAGGTGTAAGGAGTGGGCTGCTTTTACTATCAAAGGTAGCGAGGTAAGTGCTAACCAAATGATAATTACGAACATTGCAATCCATTGGTTTATTTTTGAAACGGAAAATGCCTCGGAGGAGGTTATTTTATTGTAGTCTTTTTTTATTTTAAGAACTGTTTTATATAGAGGGCCGGTAATTTCATTTTCAAGCATGTCTAGATGGCACTCCCAATTCTCTTGCCAGAACTTACTGCCCTTGGCTGCTAGGAACCATGCGTAGGAAAACACCAAGCCAATGGAGGATATTATCATTAAATATAGTTCTTTGTGGGGTAATTTATTTTCTTCCGTAGTTAAAAGTAGGAAATACCCAGCGAAGATGGCCGCAATTAATGTCCAGAAGTAAGCTGTTCTTTTCCAATAAAGCTCTATTTCGAACTTTCTAATTTCATGAGCCTTCTCAAATGCGTTATAAAGTTTGTCGTCTTTCTTTTGTTTATGTTTTTGATATCCCTCTCCATTTTTTTGTGAGCTGTCTGTGTGGAAAATCTCTTTGTAATCATTATCTGTCATTTCTGTATATCCTTATGCTTAGGTAATAAAAGCCATTTATTATACTTTAAGAGTGTTGTTGTGTCTTCTCCCAGAAAATATGACTGTGTTGTAACCTGAGCCCTTGAAGATCATCCTTTCCCCCATGAACACACTCGAATCGATCTCAGAACTAACTCGCGCTTTACGCGACCTAATCCGCATTGGCGTCATCGTAGATGTTGACACCGTGCAAGCGCGTTGTCGCGTTCAATTGGGCGGCAATACGTCGGACTGGCTGCAATGGCTGACTTGTCGGGCCGGTGGTGCACGCACATGGTGGGCACCGTCCATTGGGGAACAGGTCTTGCTGTTGGCGTTGGGCGGCGAACTCGATACCGCTTTTGTGCTGCCGGGTATTTATTCCGATGACTTTCCGGCCCCATCGGCGTCGGCCGAAGCCTATCACGTCAGCTTCCACGACGGCGCGGTCATTGAGTACGAGCCGGAAACCGGCGCGTTGGCCGTCAGTGGCATTGTTACCGCCGACGTAAGCGCATCGACGTCCGTCAATGTGACGGCCCCAACGGTGACCGTTAACGCCAGCAAAAAAATCAATCTCAATGCCCCCGTCGTGGAATGCAGTAATCAGTTAGTGACCGGCTCCATTCAGATTAAAGAAGGGGGCGAGATGACCGGAGACCTGAGTCACTCCGGCGGCAGCATCACGTCTAATGGCGTTGTCGTGCATACCCACACGCACGGTGGCGTTCAGACCGGCGGCGGACAAACGGATAAGCCCTTATGACAGTGCGCTATACCGGCATGAGCCGGGAAACGGGGCAGACCCTGACGGACAGCGAACACATCAGCCAGAGTGTGCGCGATATCCTCATCACACCTGTCGGCTCGCGGGTGATGCGTCGTGAGTATGGTTCGCTGCTGTCGGCCCTGATTGACCAGCCACAAAGCCCGGCCGTGAATGGGCAAGTGATGGCCGCCTGCTACATGGCCATTCTCAAATGGGATCCGCGCGTCAGGCTGACGTCTATCACCTTTGAGAAAACCTTCAACGGTCAGATGTTCGTTGATATTACCGGCGTGCGCCAAGACACCACCGGCGGCACATTTTCGTTAACCGTTCCACTGAGCTGACATCATGGCAACTATCGATTTAAGCCAGCTACCCGCGCCGAATGTCGTTGAACCGCTGGACTTTGAAACTGTGCTTGCTGAGCGCAAGGCGACACTAATTTCTCTTTATCCGGCAGACCAGCGGGAAGCCATTGCTCGCACCTTGGCGCTTGAGTCCGAGCCTATCGTCAAGTTGCTGCAGGAGAATGCGTATCGAGAGGTGCTACTACGCCAGCGGGTTAATGAGGCGGCGCAGACGGTCATGCTGGGGTATGCCGCAGGCAATGACCTTGACCAGCTCGGCGGCAATTATAACGTTGTCCGACTGGTGATTACCCCGGCCGACGACAGCGCATTGCCCCCTGTGGCCGCCGTCATGGAAAGTGACAGCGATTTCCGTGTGCGTATCCAACAGGCCTTTGAGGGGCTGAGCGTGGCCGGGTCGGTTGGCGCGTATCAATTCCACGGTCGCAGTGCTGACGGCCGCGTCGCCGACGTGTCTGTCACCAGCCCAACACCGGCGAGTGTCACTGTGTCGGTGTTGTCCCGCGAAGGTGACGGTACGGCCAGCCCGGAGCTGATTGCGATTGTTGCGGCGGCGCTCAATGCCGAGGACGTGCGGCCGGTGGCTGACCGGGTGGCCGTACAGTCGGCGGCGATTGTTCCCTATGTAATTGAGGCGGTGCTCTACCTGTTTCCGGGGCCGGAGGCCGAGCCTGTTCGGCAAGCATCAGAACAAAAGCTCAAAGCCTATATCAGCACGCAGCACCGCCTCGGTCGGGATATCCGTCTGTCGGCCATCTATGCCGCGCTGCATGTGGAAGGGGTGCAGCGGGTGGAGCTGAAAAGCCCGGCGGCCGACATCGTTTTAGACGAGACGCAGGCATCAAGCTGTTCACGCTACCAACTGACCATAGGGGGATCCGATGAGTGATAGCCGACTGCTGCCGGTCGGGTCGTCACCGCTAGAAGTGGCGGCAGCCACGGCCTGCGCTGAGTTTGCACGGGTGCCGGTACCGCTGCGACAGCTCTGGAACCCGCAAACCTGCCCGTTAAACCTGCTGCCGTATCTGGCGTGGGCATTTTCTGTCGACCGATGGGATGAGCGTTGGCCGGAGGCGACAAAACGCAGCGTTGTCGAAAGTGCGCATTTTGTTCACCGGCATAAAGGCACCATCAGTGCACTGCGTCGCGTCGTTGAGCCATTGGGTTATCTGATTGAGGTGCGTGAGTGGTGGCAGCTCAACGAGACCCCCGGCACGTTTCGGTTGGTTGTCGGCGTACTGGAAACAGGCATCACCGATGAAATGTATCGGGAGCTAGAGCGCATGATAGCCGACGCTAAACCAGCGAGTCGCCACCTTATCGGCCTTGCGATTAGCCTCTCCAGCGCTGGCGCTGGCTATGTGGGGGCAGCCAGTTACAGCGGCGATGCCTTGACCGTTTACCCCTATTTACCCGAAACCATTTCTGTCGGCGGCACCGGTTACACCGGCGCGGCAATTCATCTTATCGATAACCTGAGAGTAAACGCATGACAGCAAAATTCTTTGCCATTCTGACCAATCAGGGCGCAGCGAAACTGGCGAATGCGACCGCACTCGGCACCCGAGTTGATTTGACGCATATCGCCGTCGGTGACGGTGGCGGCGTCCTGCCGACGCCTGACCCGGCGCAAACGGCCCTTAAGGGGGAAAAGCGTCGCGCGGCCATCAATCTGTTGACCATTGACCCCGGCAACGACAACCAGATTATCGCCGAGCAAATCATCCCGGAAAATGAGGGCGGTTGGTGGATCCGAGAGATTGGTCTGTTTTCTGCTGACGGCACGCTGATTGCGGTCGCCAATTGCCCGGAGACCTACAAGCCGCAGTTGCAGGAGGGCAGCGGCCGCACGCAAACCATTCGCATGGTGCTGATTGTCTCCAGCACCGAAGCGGTAACGCTCAAGATTGACCCGGCTGTTGTGTTGGCAACGCGGCAATATGTTGATGAACAAATCGGCCAGCACGCGAAATCACGTAATCACCCCGACGCCTCACTGGCAGAAAAGGGCTTTGTGCAACTCAATAGCGCCACTGACAGCAGCAGTGAGACACGCGCGGCAACCCCTAAGGCAGTGAAGGCGGCAAATGATAATGCGAACACCCGATTATCAACGGCCAATAACCTGAGTGAGATCCGCGTCGCCGGGCGCAATGCACAGTTGGCCGCACAGGAAAATATCGGGCTTGCTGAATACGGTATTTCCCCGGCCGCCAAGGCGACAATGGGGACGGATTTAAATACGCTTTTGACGTGGAGTGATTGCGTTGTGACGGCTCCGGTTAATGGGCCCATTAGTGGCGATACCGGGACTTTTTTCTTACGTGTCAGGACATGGCAATCGGGAACCGGCACAGCAGGTTACCGAGTAGCACAAGAACTCGTAGGTTATGGGCAAGGCGGTACTACGGGTAACAGAGTATGGCGACGAACTTGGAATGGGACCGTTTGGAGCAGTTGGATTGAGTTTTATTCTGAATCGCGTAAGCCCACCGCTGATGATGTTGGGGCGCTTAGCCGTAAGGATTTCCCGGCCGGTATTCCGCAACCCTGGCCGCTTAGCACTGCGCCGACAGGCTGGCTGAAATGCAATGGTGCAACCTTTGATAAAACCAAATATCCGCTGCTGGCAGTGGCTTACCCCTCAGGCAAACTTCCCGACTTGCGTGGTGAGTTTATTCGCGGCTGGGATGATGGGCGGGGTGTTGACGGTGGGCGGGTGTTGCTGGGGGGGCAAGCTGATAGTTTTCGGTCGCATACCCATAAAATCACCGCTTGGGATGCCTGGGACGCCAGTGTTATGACACCGAATGACCGAGAAGGGGACTTATTGTTGTCGACCGACAATGCCGTTTCATCTGGTGGTTCCATTAATGGTAAATACAACGATAAGTACGAAACTGTTAGCAATGGTGGAAATGAAACTCGCCCCCGCAATATTGCATTTAACTACATCGTGAGAGCAGCATAATGAGCAAATACAGCACAAATTTACCCACTGCAACCTTGAATGATGCCGGTTTGGCCGTGACGGCCGGTTGGCTGACGGTTTACAGCATTGAGCCGGTACAGCGTGAGTATCAGCAAGCCGTATTGGAATATCTGCCGGAGGGTGTTGGCCTGCCTGCGTTGAGTTTCGTGGATAAGCCGGTATTGCCGAGTAAAGCCGGATTGGCGCTGGTGCGCAGCGTGGACGGGAAGACGTGGGAGACACTACCCGATTACCGTGGGCAGACAGCTTACAGCACGGTTACCGGCGAGCCGCAGACTATGGCTGTCATCGGTGATTTACCGCAAGAGGTTACGCTGCAAGTGCCATCAACGCCGTTTGATAAGTGGAACGGAAAAAAATGGGTAACGGATACTAATGAGCAGCATCAATCGGCAGTTGATGCCGCGCAGCAAGAGTTGATGTTACGCCAGCAAAAGGCGGAGAGCGCAATCGCGCCACTGCAGACGGCCATCAGACTGAAAATGGCAACGGAAGCAGAAAAAGCGGCGCTTACCGCGTGGGAAACCTACAGTGTACTGTTGAATCGTGTTGATACGACAACTGCGCCCGATGTCGCGTGGCCGCAATCGCCTGACGCCTAAAAAATAGCCCGTAACGCATGTTACGGGCTGTTCTCTGTTGCGCGGTCTTTCCCTGATGTTGCCGCGTCTTGTCCAGTGACAGTAACCCACCTGATTAAAATCCGTCCAATTGGTTGTGTAGATCAATGCGTCAAGATTGATCGGCAAAATCGATCGTAGTGTCTTATCGCCCCCTCAAATTTCTTCACTCCGTTGTCTGGTGGGTCATCCACCGGCCATTGCGTGCGCCTGCGCAAGCCCGGCGGCAAGCTAGGCATACCACCAACAACCGGAGTCACAATATGGGTGATTATCACCACGGCGTGCGTGTCGTCGAAATCAACGAAGGTACGCGCGTTATTTCCACCGTATCGACAGCCATCGTCGGTATGGTCTGCACCGGCAAAGATGCCGACCCGAAGGTTTTCCCCCTCAACACCCCGGTATTGATTACCGATGTGATTGCCGCTGCCGGTAAGGCGGGGAAATCCGGCACGCTGGCGAATGCCTTGGCTGCCATTGGCGACCAGTGCAAACCGGTGACGATTGTCGTACGCGTTGAAGAGGGTAAGGACGCCGCCGAGACCGCGTCGAACATCATCGGCGGTGCGGATGAAAATGGCCGCTATACCGGCATGAAAGCCTTGCTCACCGCGCAGGCGGTCACCGGCGTGAAACCGCGCATTCTGGGCGTGCCGGGACTGGATACGCAGGAGGTGGCGACGGCACTGGCCGGTATCTGTCAGCAGTTGCGCGCGTTCGGTTATATCAGCGCATACGGCTGCAAAACCATTTCCGAGGCCATTGCCTACTGTGACAATTTCAGCCAGCGTGAGCTGATGCTCATCTGGCCGGATTTCCTCGCATGGGATACCACCGGCAACGTGAGCGCCACGGCTTATGCCACCGCCCGCGCGTTGGGCCTGCGCGCCAAAATCGACGCGGAGGCCGGCTGGCATAAAACCCTGTCTAACGTTGGCGTCAACGGCGTGACCGGCATTTCTGCCAGCGTGTTTTGGGACTTGCAAGCGCCCGGCACCGATGCCGACCTGCTCAATGAGGCCGGAGTCACAACGCTGGTGCGTAAAGACGGTTTCCGCTTCTGGGGTAACCGCACCTGTTCAGATGACCCGCTGTTCTTGTTCGAGAACTACACCCGCACCGCGCAAGTGCTGGCTGACACCATGGCCGAAGCGCACATGTGGGCGGTGGATAAGCCGGTCACTGCCACGCTGATCCGCGACATTGTCGAAGGCATCAAGGCCAAATTCCGCGAGCTGAAATCTAATGGCTACATCATCGACGCCGATTGCTGGTGCGACGAATCGGCCAACGACAAAGAAACCCTGAAAGCCGGGAAGCTGTATATCGATTACGACTATACCCCGGTTCCCCCACTGGAAGACCTGACCCTGCGCCAGCGTATCACCGATAAATATCTGGTTAATCTGGCCGCAGGCGTCAACAGCTAAGAGGACGCGTTAAACCATGGCACTACCGCGCAAACTGAAGTATCTCAACCTGTTTAACGACGGCCTGAGCTATATGGGCGTTGTCAGCTCTGTGACCCTGCCGAAACTGACCCGCAAGCTGGAGAACTATCGCGGCGGTGGTATGAACGGTGCGGCCCCGGTGGATATGGGGCTGGACGATGATGCATTGAGCATGGAGTGGACTGTCGGCGGCTTCCCGGATGACCAGCTCTGGGCGCAGTACGCCGCAGCCAGCGCGGCATCGGTACCGCTGCGCTTTTGTGGCTCTTACCAGCGTGATGACACCGGCGACATGGTGGCCGTGGAGATCGTGCTGCGTGGCCGTCACAAAGAGTTTGATTTTGGCGACCAGAAACAGGGCGAGGATACCGAGACCAAAATCTCGACCCAATGCACCTATTTCAAACTGACCGTCGACGGCAAAGAGCGCATCGAGGTCGACACCGTCAACATGATTGAGCGCGTGAACGGCGTCGACATGCTGGAACAGCACCGCCGCAACATCGGGCTGTAATTACCGGGCGGTCAGCGACGCTGGCCGCCATTCCTCCTGACTCATTTAATTTGAGATCACACCATGAAAAACGAAAACACCATCACCGCTACCGAAAACCCGAACGTCGTGAAACTGGATACCCCGGTCAAACGCGGTGAAACCTTTATCGATACGGTCACCCTGACTAAACCGAATGCGGGCACCCTGCGCGGTGTGGGGTTGGCCTCGCTGGCAAACTCTGACGTTGATGCGCTGATTAAGGTACTGCCGCGCATGACGTATCCGGCGCTGACCGAGAGCGAAGTCACCGCGCTGGAGTTGCCTGACCTTGTGGCATTGGCCGGGAAGGTTATCGGTTTTTTGGCACCGAGTTCGGCACTCTAGATTTCCCGGCTGGCTTGTCGGTTGATGACCTGATGGCGGATATCGCGACGATTTTCCACTGGCCGCCGTCAGAGCTTTACCCAATGACCCCGCAAGAACTCCTCAACTGGCGCGACAAAGCGCTCCAACGAAGCGGACAAACGAATGAGTAACAACGTCAAGTTGCAGGTGCTACTCAAAGCCGTTGACCAAGCGACCCGCCCGTTTAAAAGCATCCAGACAGCGAGTAAATCGCTGTCTGCGAAAATCCGCGATACCCGGCAGAACCTGAAAGAGCTGAACGCGCAGGCCGGGCGCATCGAAGGATTCCGCAAATCGAGCGCGCAGCTTGCGGTCACCGGCCAGTCACTGGCAAAGGCCAAGCAGGAAGCCGCCGCGCTGGCGGTGCAGTTTAAAAATACCGAGAAGCCGACCCGCGCACAGGCGCAATTGATGGACGCGGCCAAGCGCTCGGCTGCCGGGCTGCAACTCAAATACAACGGATTGCGCCAGTCGGTGCAGCGCCAGCGCCAAGAACTGGCGCAGGCCGGGATAAATACCCGCACCCTGGCCGCCGACGAGCGCCGCCTTAAATCGTCCCTAAGTGAAACCACTAACCAGCTTAACCGGCAGCGTGAGGCGCTTTCCCGCGTCAGCCAACAGCAGGCCAAACTCAGCGCCGTGAACAAGCGCTATCAGGGTGGGAAGCAACTGGCGGGCAGTGTGGCCGGAGCGGGGGCGGCAGGTGTTGGCGCGGCGACAGTCGGCGGTTTTGCAGCAAAAAAACTCCTGACGCCGGGGTATGATTTTGCGCAAAAAAACTCTGAGTTGCAGGCCGTGCTCGGCGTTGCAAAAGACTCAGCTGATATGGTGGCGCTCCGCACGCAGGCGCGACAGCTTGGTGATAACACGGCCGCATCCGCAGATGACGCCGCCGGGGCGCAAATCATCATTGCCAAAGCGGGCGGCGACAAAGACGCGATTACTGCAGCGACGCCGGTCACGCTCAATATGGCGCTGGCGAACCGTAAAACCATGGAGGAAAACGCCACCCTGCTGATGGGGGTAAAGTCGGCCTTTGGGCTGACAAACGACAAGGTCGCGCACATTGGTGACGTGATTTCTCAAACCATGAACAAGAGCGCCGCAAACTTTGAAGGCCTCAGCGATACCCTGACCTATGCCGCGCCAGTGGCGAAAAATGCCGATATCAGCGTCGAGGAGACAGCCGCCATTGCCGGTGCGTTGGCCGATGCCAAAATCACGGGTTCCATGGCCGGTACGGGAAGCCGGGCGGTGATTACCCGGTTACAGGCTCCAATGGGGAAAGCCAAGGATGCACTGGGGGAACTGGGCGTTAAGACCGCTGACCGCAAAGGCAATATGCGGCCGCTGTTCAGCATCCTGAAAGAAATGCAAAACAGCTTCGACAAAAACAAGCTCGGTACTGCTCAGCGCGCGGAGTACATGAAGGTCATCTTCGGGGAAGAGGCATCGTCGGCCGCCGCCGTGCTGATGGGTGACGCTGCATCCGGCAAACTTGACCGCCTGACCAAATTGCTACAGGAGTCTGACGGCAAGACTGCCGAGCTGGTCAAAATCATGCAGGACAATCTCGGTGGGGACTTGAAAGAGCTTCAATCCGCCTATGAGGCTATCGGGATTGACCTGTATGACCAACTGGAAACGCCATTCCGTGCGCTGACAAATCGGGCGACAAAGTTCCTGCTGAAAATCGACCTTTGGATCAAGAACAACAAA